CCAACAACCACTACATTTTTTCAACTCCCATGTCCGATACCCTCGCCACAGTTAACACCGAATACCTGACCACTCGCCTCGCTGAGTTGGGTATCTCGGACCAGCAAAATACTTACGAACGGATATGGCACCAGGAAAGCAGCGAAGTCAGCGAAGATGGCAAGATCATTACTAAGAATCACCAGCAGAAGCGAACCTACAAGCTGTTCGACGCCGACGAGGAAGGTAACATCGTCATCCGTTACTTCAATCTCCTGGGCCAGCCATATCGCTGGAAGAAGGAAGATACAAAGCAGAGCCGTGACTTTGTGCGCCTGCGCTTGCGCGTACCGAAAGGGTCCATGAAGTATGCCCAGACTGCCGGCTCTCCGGTATTCCCATACTACCCTCCTTCCATCATCAAGAAGTACCAGGCGGCAGCAGATCCGTCCGCCAGTCCGGAGGCATCAGTCATCAATACGCTCTACCTGGTGGAAGGTGAATTCAAAGCCTTCAAGGCTTCCCTTCTTGGCATCGACATCATTGGCCTTCCAGGCATTTATGGATTCTACAACGGCGATGTGCGCGGCAAGCTCAATGAAGATATCCAGGAGCTCATCATCAAGTGCAAGGTGCAGAAGATCGTGCTCCTGCTTGATGCTGACGTGGTATTCGTTACCTGGGAAGCAGACAAGGATCTTTCGAAGCGTCCTTTAAACTTCTACGGATCCATAAAAGCCTACCGCGAAAGTCTGCAGCTGCTGCTGGACGACGACAGCACGAGCCTGCAGCTGGTATACTTCATGCACATCAAGCAGAAGTTCATGAATGATGCCAAGGGTTTCGACGACCTGCTGGTAAAGTATGAAGATAAGTCGGTTGAGATACAGGAAGACCTGGCCAAACTCAGCTACGCCAACAAGTACTTCGACGGGTACCAGGTAAACGACCTGAACAAAGACGTGCAGGGAAGGATCTTCCGCATGCTCGGATTAACCGATGAGCAGGAATTTTATAAGACCTACATGGATTTCATTGGCGCGCGCGAATTCAAATTCAAACGCCGGCGATACATCTACGACAATGAAAAGAAAGAAGTGGTCTTTGTACGCCACGAAGATGCCGATAAGTTCATGCGCATCGGGCCGGATTGGGTAAAGACCATCGTGAAGCTCAACAAGTATGGCGAAGAAGAGCACGAAATCGTCAGCTGGAAGATCAGCGAGATCGTGCGCGACTACAAGAAGTACCCGGACTTCCTTGATCAGATCATGAAGTATGACGACAAAGGATGCTACAACCTGGTTGAGCCGCTCCGCTGGATGCCGAAGGAAGGATCTATTGCCGCCAGCTTTGCATTTCTGAAGCACCTCTTCCAGGGAGAAGGCCTGCTGAAGCTCGATGAGACCGGACACTTTGAAAGCGAGCATGCCATTCTGGGCGATCAGTTTACCGTCGCATTGGATTACCTCACCATTCTGCTGAAGCATCCCAAGCACATGCTGCCGGTACCCATCCTGGTAAGCCAGGAGAACGGCACTGGTAAGTCCACATTCCTGAAGTGGCTGCAGCTCATCTTCGGAAGCAACATGTGCATCCTGGGCAACGACCAGTTCAAAATGAAATTCAATGGCCACTACATTACCAAGTTCATCATCGCGATCGACGAAGGCTTTCTGGAAGTGGATAAGAAAGCAGAGAAGGAAAGACTCAAGCAGCTCGTCACGGCCGACAGCGCCTTCCTGGAAAACAAGGGAATGAACGTGCGCCGAATAAACTACTACGGTAAGCTCATCATTTGCAGCAATGACGCCGACCGGGTAATGAAAATTGAAGATGGAGAAAGCCGGTGGTTTGTGGTGAAGGTGCCCGTGATACCGAAAGAACAGATGGATCCGGACCTGGAAGCCAAGCTCAAAACGGAGGCCGAAGCCTTCCTTCATTTCCTGATGCACAGAAACATTTTTCACCCGCGGTCACATCGACTGTGGTTCGATCCCGAGCACTTCATTACCGAACAGTTCAAGGTCATTGTGGAGCAAACCAAGAGCAGGATCGATCGGGTATTTGAAGACTGGTTGCGCGAGCAGTTCATGCTTTTCCGTCTACCTGTGTTGCGCTACAGCATGAAGTATCTCACGGAGGTATTCAACGATCCCAAGAACAGCAAGTACCGCATTGATGCCATTGAATTAAAAAACTACCTGCACGATCGCAAGGGGATGAAGGCGGACGTTCCGCAGCGCATATGTATTCCCGTCGGTTATGATTTGCCAGAAGAAGGATCTGGACTGCCTCCCAGAATACTATACAATAACTCCCTGCAGCGACCCTACAAGTTCGTTGCGGAAGATTGGTTGACAAAGGAGCAGATTGAAGAGTGGAAGAACCCTATACAAACGACAGAGCACCTGGTGACAGCTGTTACCGCGGTAGCTGAATCATCTGAGGACCCTGATCATCTTCCATTCTGATATCATGAACGTAGGCCTAAATATTATCAATTCATGAAAAAGCGTAACAACCGTAACAATTGTAACAAAATTGAAAATAGTAACAGAAACGAAGATTTTACCATCACTGAGTGTTACAGAATTTACAAAAATTACCTTACTCAGGTTCATTGTTACAAATGTTCGTTACGTTACGCGTTACACGTACTTTTTTCCGGCGCATTTTTTATCAAAACCTTACCAATATGAACGCTGAATACCCGCAATTCTACCGCAAAGGTGGCCTCTGCATGAAGCGCGAGAGCGACACCACCACCCTGGATGTCATCATTCCAGAGCCAGGAAAGTACCGGCCAAACTGCCTTCCGGAAACAACCGCATACCCCTCGAAAGAAAGGCTGGATGCTGAAGTGAGCAGGATGGAAAAGGTAGATGAAGACGTCTATGAAAGCTACCTCGCCACCTACTTCCAAACTGCAGCTGAAGGACGTGCAAAATTAAATCATCGCCGCCAACACAGATTTGAGAAAGGAGTGATGGCAAGATGACTGATATTTTCAATGAGTCAAGCGCAAAGTTCACGCCCGATAATAAGCATCGGCTTTATTTATATCGCCGATGGAAGATTACTCGTCCATCAGCCATGGTGATAGGCCTAAACCCATCCAAGGCAGACGCCTTCGATGACGATCAGACCATAGGCTTCGTAAAGAGAGTGTTGAACTTTAATGGCTTCGGAAGTTTCTACATGGTTAATCTCTATACCATGATCACGCCATACCCTTCTGAGCTGATTGCTGATAACAATTTAGATTACAATATCCTATTGTGGAAGGAACTGTCACAGCAAGTTGATTCTGTCATCTTCGCATGGGGAAGTTTTAAAACCGATGGACGCGAGAAAATTGCAGAAGATCTATTTCCGAAAGCACTTTGCTTCAATCACCTAAAGAACGGTGCTCCGCGCCATGCAATGTATTTACCACAAGCAACAACACTTAAATCTTATCAATTAACCAAAAACTAATTATGGAAACACTAAAAATTAAGATCCCGAAAGGGTATGAGGTAGATAGCTTCGACAAGCTATCTGGTGAAATCAAGTTCAAGGCGAAGGTACCACAGAAAATCACTGACCGGATTAAGACTGTCGAAGACGTCGTTAAAGAATTTGGATTCAGTATGGCTGGGTTTGAAGAATTTACCGAAGGTCGATCGGATGATGAGAAGGCCTATATGATTTTGGTAAGGCTCGCCAAAGTACTCAACGAAGGCTGGGAACCTGACTGGAGTAATTCAAACGAATACAAGTACTACCCATGGTTTGAAATGAAGGGTTCGTCCGGCTTTCGGTTCCTCGGCAACGATTCTTGGGGTACGTTTTCGCTTGTCGGCTCTCGCCTTTGCTTCAAATCAAGAGAGCTCGCCGAGTATGCAGGCAAGCAATTCGAAGATGTGTATCGCAAGTTCATGGTCATAAACTAATCGTCAAATGAAAAATCTAAACCAGCTAAAAACGTTTGAAGGCGCTTGCAAGGTCGAGGGTCTTGATCCGAAAAAAGTGATTCCAAATTTCAGTTGCTATCCTGCACAGGACAGGAAATCAATGATTGCGCATGCCAAGCTTGTGATCATTGTGCGCGCTGCAAACAGGCTTGCAAATAATGGAGAATTATGGGTGCCAGATTTTGATGATAATAAATGGAAATATGAGATCTGGTTTACTAAGGGTTCGTCCGGCTTTCGGTTCCTCGGCCACGATCTTTGGCGTGCGGCTTCGGTTGTCGGCTCTCGCCTTTGCTTTATCTCGTCGGATGTAGCCAGGTACGTTGGTGAAAAGTTTATCAAACTTTATAACGAGTACCTACTATGAACGATCCTGGCTGTGCGATGGTTGAGCGGAGTTCGTCCGGCTTTCAGTTCAACGACAACGATAATTGGAATACGAATTCGAATGTCAGCTCTCACCTATGCTGTAATCATATTAAATCGTCGCAGGCCATGCCACATTTTAAAGGCAAAAAATAACGTCAACAAATCTGAGGCGCTGGTATCTCCGGAGAAGGCGACTTATGAAAAGCAAAGCAACCAATGAAACGAATAGGCAACATTTACGAGCGCATCACCAGCCTGAGCAACTTACAACAGGCGGACGAAAAGGCCCAAAAGGGCAAGTCCGGCCAGTATGGTGTGATGCTTCACAACCGTAACAGAGAAGGTAATCTGCTTATCCTGCAGGATCTGCTTCAGAGTAAGACCTACCGCACGTCCACATACGACATATTCAACATCTACGAACCAAAGGAACGGGTAGTATACAGACTTCCATTCTTTCCCGATCGTATTGCGCATCATGCCATAATGAACGTGCTCGAGCCAATTCTGGTCGATACTTTCACAGCAGATACCTACAGCTGCATCAAATCGCGTGGCATACATTTACTGTTGCGCCGCCTCAAACGAGACCTTAAAGACGCCAAAGGCACCCAGTATTGCCTGAAGCTTGACATAAAGAAATTCTATCCCAGCGTAGACCACGACATTCTGAAGGGACTACTCAGAAGGAAATTTAAAGATCCTGACCTGTTGTGGCTCCTGGATGAGATCATTGATAGTGCGCCAGGGCTACCCATCGGAAACTATCTGAGCCAGTATCTCGCTAACTTCTACCTGGCATATTTCGACCATTGGCTGAAGGAGCAAAAGAAAGTGAAGTACTATTACCGGTACGCCGACGATCTTGTTGTTCTCCACTCCGACAAAGCGGCGCTTCACCAGCTGCTCGTTGAGATCAAGCAATACCTGAAGGACCTCAAGCTCGAGGTAAAAGACAACCACCAGGTATTTCCGGTAGCGGCACGCGGCATTGATTATGTTGGGTACGTGTTTTATCACTCGAACATCCTTATCCGGAAGCAGATCAAAAAGAGCTTCGCCAGGAAGCTTCACATAAACCCTGACCATCCGTCAAAGGCATCCTATCTCGGATGGCTCGGTCACTGCAACGCTAAGCATTTAACGCATAAACTATTGGGCAATGAACAATTTTAAGGACTTCAATATCAAACCGAAAATCAATGCCTTTGTGGGTGAGAAGATCCAGGTACAGAAACTGTTCAATCTGGAGATAACGATACTTGCCTTCAAGATCGAGCCTTCGAAGCAGAAAAAAGGCACGGAATTGCTCACGCTACAGATCGAAAAAGCAGGCGAAAAACGGATAGTCTTTACCGGATCTACCGTCATGATCGATCAGATCAAGCGGGTACCAGACGAAAAGTTTCCATTTTTTGCCACCATAAGAGGAGACAACGATTACTACGAATTTACATAACCATGAAACCAAAAATGATGAGTAAGCGATCGATGGATTATTTGTTCGATCACATTCTCGACGGGTTCAAGACCAGCCATGAAGGTATACAGAACTTACATCGTCAGCGCATCGTTAACGATGATGAGATTGCCGACCTCATTCGCCGCAACAGCGAACGACTGATTGAGCGCATCCACGAATTCAAGATACACGAAAAACTGTTAGGCATCTTCTTCGCCTGCATGTTCTTCTGGTTGCAGATATCCGGTGAAGATCTGGAGATGCGCCGGCCAAGCCGTGGTGGCAGAGGCAGAAGAAGAGACGAAACGGAAGTCCACGACCGGCAAAAAATTACATCATAGCAAACCTCTCCATTTTTTAAACTATGTCAGACATCATTAACATCCCTACCCGCACGCACCTGAAGAAATTTCTGCTTAAAACGTACGACACCGCAGAACCCTTCAAGCTCGACGAGCGTACCAGCATCGGTAAGAATCTGATGAGCTCTCTGGTCGACAAGCTTGAGTACGTAAATGTAAACGAGCTATATACCGACAAGCTGCAGGTAATGCTCAGCTCGCGAATGAGCAAGCGCGGGCCACGAATAAAGCGCCTGATATACATCAACTCGCTGCTCGAGGAAATGTTCAAGGAGCACATGATTACCTGGATCTTCTGCAAATCGACTGAAGGAATTAACCCAAGCCAGAGCACCAAAGACTTCCTGGCCTTCTATCAGATCGATGAAAATGAGTATACCTATGCCGCTGCATACAAGCTGTGGCAGAAACACAAGCAGCGAAACCCGCATTGGATACGGAAATTTTCCCAAAAGAGTACAAAATTTATCCCGATTCTGTCAGCAGGCCGTTGACAATCGCATTTTTTACATAGATGTCCTCCGTTTCAAAGGCATTTTAAATGTCAATTTTTCTCGTGACACAATACCACCACCGCGCTAACAGCTAAACCCGTCCTAAAATAGAGGCATCAATGCACTGCAATTTCGTAGTTGCATGAGCCTCCAATCCATATCTCGTTTTTCAAACAATAACCTGGGCGGTATCCTGGAACTGCGCGTGGCCAGTGCTTCTGATTTTGAGTCCATCCCGGATCCTGTCAATGGTATAGTCTTCGGCGATGTGGTTTTTAAGGCTGGTAAGAGCTGGTCCATCTGGGAGTATACCCATGAGACATCCAACGCCAACAGCCGTTCCAGGCAAACCCGCGAAGGATCCAGCAAACAAAACCGCCTTCCATTCTTCATCGCAAAAGATCGAGCCGAAGTGCGTGAAATATTGTTGCGCGCAGAGACCGATGAAATGATCGTCTTGTTCAAAGACGCCAACGGAGTGCAGAAGATCTTCGGCCTGTTGGATGCACCGGTGCGATTCAAATTCGATCACGATTCTGGGGCACAGCATGCCGATCGCAACAACTACGATTGCGAGTTTTATTTCTCCGGAGGTCCTGACAATATGTACGAATACAACGGCGCAATTTCCAGCGCTCCGGCGGGCACAGCGCCCGCGATCGTAAGATTCAATGGCGTTGCTATTGCTTCACTTCAGCCAGGCGAAACGCTTAACCTGGTTTCCGATTTCGGTTTCACTGAATTCTATATAACAGCATGACAGTTCAGGAGCTAAAAGACTACATCACCGCACAGCTTGCCGTACCTGGGTCATAAAGGTGATAAACTCATTGTTTGCCATCATTGACTTCACCACCACCCAGGTGGCCAGCATCATTCCCGACTGGACCGCCGCATTAACCTTCAATACCGATGGAACAGCTGCAGGCGCATATTGCAAGCATCCTGATACTGATGGAAAGATCCGGATTTTCGAAACCAAGACCGATGGAAACATAAATCACGAACCGCCCACTAACCCGGTTATCACGGAAGATACTTATTGGAAGGAAGTGAGCTCGAGCGCTGGCGCAGCGATACCCGAATGGGCCGCTGGTATCTATGGCCCTGGACTGATAATCGTTTACCATAATCATAGTGTCGACGGCGATGGCCTGTACATCCTGAAAGAACCGGTCCGTCCTTTTGCCAGTGCAGACATTGAAGCAGAGATCACCGCATTAAAATGGGCACAGATATCCGGAGGAACCAGCATCGAGCATTTCAAAGGATTATTTGCGAGTTATGCTGCACTCTCATCCGCATTTCCAGCAGCTGATCCAGGCGACTATGCCTTCGTAGATGCCGGCGCGGCAAATGATGTGATGATTTATATATGGGATGATGATGACGCCGATTGGATTCTTGGAGGGGCATCCGCTACACCAAATGCCAGCGAAACGGTTTCAGGATCAGCCGAAGAAGCAACCGACGCAGAGACAGCTGCAGGCACGGCCGTTGGTGGAACTGGAGCGAAGCTGTTTGTTACCCCTGCTAAACTCGCCACATGGTGGACAGCCGTTAAGGCGGCAGTAATTACTTTTGCAGCGCAAATTACGTTTACGTCTGCACCAAGATTTAGCTCTACAACTGCAAGTCAGTTTCTTAAAGTTGACGCAAGCAAAGATTTAGAAAGCGTAGCGGCCGCATCACAATCGGAGGCGGTAACTGGAACAAACGACACTAAACCAATGACGCCGCTTTCGTCGGAAAACAAAACAAGCGTAAAGAGAGCAACCGCGTCCGTATCCGCCGGAACATGCACTTTGAATTGCAATAACAAAGAGACAATAAGATTTGAAGATACATCGGCGCAGAGTTCTAACTATGCGGTGGCTCTTTCAAATGAAACGGTTACAGAATTAATAGAATACAACGTTCCGATAACTGGAACGTTGGTTATTACTTTTCCTTCATCCGTCGTTATGACAACAATTGACGCACGGTGGAATAATTCAACAAAACAATTGACCTTAACTGGTACAACGGCCTCGCCTTTCTGTTTAATACTTTCAAGAATTTCGTCGACAAGGTTCGAATTAGTATCGAGTTACCCATTTTACGCATCATGAGCTTAATAATAGAAAAAAAGAAAGTTCTTGTCCGTTTGGGTTCTCCTGTTATTGGTCAACAGAAAATACAAACGGTAAGCTCTACGTCAATCACTTTTACTTTTGTATCTACCCCGGCAGCAGGTTCTAAACTTTGCTTTTATATTGGCGCGGCATCCATATCATCAGCACTTACGGCAACCCCAACGGGGTGGGTTAGTCTGTTCCAAAATTCAAGCAATTCACCATCTATATCAGTAGGGTATGTAATAGCGGACGGGGTTACAAATAGCTTCACGTTTACGTATGGTAGCAGCACATTTTTAATGTGTGTTGGGTGGGAAGTTTACGGTGTTTCATCGGTTACCTATGCTGGATCGAATTTTGCCACAGGTACAAGTGGAATAATATGCGACGCGGGAATAGGATTCACAAACCAAGAGCAAAACACTTTAAAATTAGCAGGGTTTGGCCCGGCAGGCGGGAGCATGAGCGGGATAACATGGAATAATGGTTACGGAAATCAACTAGATTCATCACGCGGCGGCGGGAGCTCAAGACTATCAAACACATTGGTAACGTCACAAGACGCCACAGTAAACTGGACAACAAACCGACAAGTGCAGTCGGCTGTAATTAAATGCGCATTACTTTAAAAAACCATAAACGAATAAAATCATGACAACAGCAATCACACCGGAACAAATGGTAGCACTTGAAAACTACCAACGTCATCGCGACATTTGTAAACAATGGGTTAAGGACATTGCGACATACGTGCGTGGACTTAATAACGGAGACGAGGCATGGGCAAAGCGCAGAGTAATAGCTGCCGGCGTTGCCTTGCATCCAAATTCTCAAGATTACTCCGAATGGATCGCCCAAATGACAGCCACACAAAAAGGCGCAGTAATCTGGGACGGAGTTGACGCAGAAATTACGCCTGAAAATCTTTCTGCTACGGTTGACTTTTTGAACTCAAACGGTGGCGCAAAGTACGACGAGATGACAAACCTGATCTATGACCTTAGAGCTGGCCGGATTGAGTTTTGAAAGGTCTTGGATCGGTAAAGAATAACCCGTCCTAAAACCCCTAAAATCATTGTGCGAATTTGCCTCGCGTAATGATCGATATCCTTTCATACAGGCAGTGGGCTATCTCGCAACAGTTCGCCAATACCTTCGGGTTAATGGCGCTGAAGCTGTTGAATGAGGGTAAGTCCATTGATCACCTTATCAAGAAGCACAGCCACGAAAGTCTGCTCAATCGCTATGCTGCACTCGCAGCTGCTTCAGATGGGCTAGTGGTAAAAACCTCCTGGGATTCTGATGCCAAGCTCTATGTCTCCACCACAAAGTTCGGACAGAATGTAGCCATGATACCCGTCATGGGTGCACTTACCAAACGTGGAGATCTCTGCAGCTACGGCATGCGCGACTACATCGGCATGATTGACCGCGCCAACAAATCAGACAAGGTGGCCGGCATTGTGCTCGATACAGAAAGCCCGGGCGGTACCGTAGATGGTACCAACGAATTTGGCCTTGCTGTAAGGAGCAGCAAGAAACCCGTCGTGGCTTTCGGCGATGGTATGGTGGCCAGCGCTGCCTATTGGGTGGCCAGCCAGGCAAAGGAAATTATCGCCAACAAAAACAATGCTACTGAGTTCGGTTCCATCGGTGTGCTTTATATCCATGAGAACTATGAAGCGTATATCGCCAAAGAAATTGGCTCGGTAGAAATCATCCGCGCACCGCAGAGTGTGGACAAAGCCCGGGTGAATGTTATTGAGCCGCTTACCGAAGAACAGCGCGCCGAAATAAAGCTTGAGCTGCGCGATACCGCTAAAGCGTTTATCAGCACAGTAAAGCAAGGCCGCGGCGCCAAGCTCAATCCAGGAGAAGAAAACATCTTCACCGGCAAAATGTATCCTGCAAAAGATGCCCTCGCCATGGGCATGATCGACAATTTGGGCACGCTGCAGGATGCCATCAATCGTGCCGGCCAACTATCCATTAGTACTTCAGGCTCCGCAAGAGCACAAGTAAATACAAACACCATGTTTAAATCCAAATTACTCAGCTCTATTTTCGGAAAGTCCGAGAAAGCTGCAGAAGAGAACAAGCCTACAGCTGAACAAGAACAAGCAACCATGGAAGCCGCCGATGCAAAGGTGGTAGAACTGGAAGCCGAAAATCAAAGGCTGAAGGATGAGAACACAGCTCAAGGGACGAAGATCACCGGGCTGGAAGCAACCGTTTCTGAGCAGAAGACTCAGGCTCTTCAAACCAAAGTGGACGAACAAAAAGCAGAGCTCGCCAAGAAGCCAACCGGTCAGGCTACAACCGTAATTACTGAAGCAACTTCAGAAGGCAAGGTTGTTACCGACACCAAAGTCGAAGGCTCTAACGGCAAGTATCAGACTTCCGTCGACAAGCAGGCCGCTGAAATACGTGAGCAAAACGCAAAACTTTCTACCATAAAATGAAAAAGCTACTCTCCTTTGGAGTGATACTCCTGCTGGTTACCGTAAGTGTTCTTACGGCCAGCCCTCTCCCGCTGCTGTTGCGTGCTCCGCAGTCCTATACAGTGCTGAAACTGTCGGATGCTGACCTAAGCGCCATCACCGGATTTGCCGCCAACAATCAGAAAGAACTCATCGCCACCATGATTAACGGGCTCGACATCGCCCAGGATATTATGGTGCAGCCCAATGTAAAGAACAAGATACCCATGCCGAAGCTTAAAGTCGGTAACGGGTTCAGGCCTTACAGTGGCACAGAAGAGTTCAAGACCGGCAATCTCAAATACACCGATCGCTACCTCGAGGTAAAGGTTGGTAAGCGCGAGCTGCGGATCGATCCTGAAGATTACATGGGCACCTACTTAGCCTGGATGAATTCACCCGGATCTGATGCCGCTAAAAAAGATATCCCGTTCGCACAGTTCATGTGGGACCAGGTTATCAAAGGCGTACAGCGCGAGATCAACGATGAGACAGCGTACCTGGGTTTTGATAAGTCGGTTGCCGTTGCTTACAACATTGCCAACGCTTATGTGGTCGGCGATTACGTAACGTTCGCCACGGCCACCAATAACCCCAACGGCATCCTGGATTACTACCTCTGTATATCCAATGCTGCTGCCGGCGATACGCCCGACACGGATCCTGACAAGTGGACGTACGTGAGCGCGCGCGCTGTAGTACCTGGTATCGAATCACACATCCTGGCCGGCATTACAGCCACAGAGATCGCGCCCGTAGCTACCGGAGCCATCACGGCAACGGCAGGCGTGGCCATTACGGCGTTCAAGAAGATATACAGAGCCTTCCCTGCAGCTTACAAGAACTGGGGGATCATCACCAGCTGCTCGTATACCGACTGGGAATTCCTGCTGGATGACCTGGGGGAGAAGTACAAGTCCATTAAAGACGATGCTTCTGCCAACGGATATCTCACGCTGCCAGAAACCAACAAGAAGGGCATAGTGAAACCCGCCAGCTGGCTGGGCACTTCACGCCGGTTGGTTTCCGGACCATCGATGCCAGGCGAAGCAAGGCACATGAATCTATTCCTGGGCACCGATCTGCTGTCTGATGCAAGCTCCATCAGCACAAAAGACAGCGAACTGTGGACCATCAAGGCAGGTCTCAAGGCCCGCATCGGGTTCCAGATCCAGGACATGGAGGCAATCAGAGTAGGCGACCAATCTTAATAAGATCATGGCAAAGAAAAACACTAAAGGTGCTGCAGCCACGATGGCTGCAGCATTTAACGCAGAAGAGTTTCAGAAACTCTCTCCGGAAGAACAGGCAGCCTACATTGAAAAGCTCCACAGCGATAACGCTGCGCTTCAGGAAGCAGCAGAGGCCGCCAAAGCAGCAGCAAAAACATCAACGAAAAAAGGTGATGCAAAATCACTGCCCACTTTTGAAGTGGAAGAAGAGAAAGACATTGAAGGCGGTGAATATCAATTTACCTGCCCTACGTTTACGTGGGACGACGGTAAAGTCATTGATGTGCACAAGCTCATGGCCATGGCTGAGTCGAAAGAAGAGAAGGTGTCTGGCCCTGCCGGCGCTATCATGGGCGAACTGGTGCGGCGCAAATCTGGCATCGTAAAACGGAAGGAGGACTAAGCCATGAATGACTTACTATTTACTCCCGGTGGCGATAACGTAGCGGGCCTCGTTGGCGAAATATATCTGTGCCCTCAGGCAGATATTGCCTCGGTACCTGCGCTAGCCGCCGCCTCAAGCCTGAAGACAGCTGCTGCTGATATCGTGTGTGCATCTACCAAAAAATTCTCTCGCCTATATTTTACTGATGAGACCGGTAAAATAGAAACCAAGACCGTTGGCGAACGCGACGGTAAAGGAAGAGAAACGATGCTTACAGCGCGATATCCGAAGCTTGGCACTGAGCTCGCCGACTTTATCAGCGATAGCCAAAATACGCCTTCGGTCGTGATCTATAGGCAACTCAATACGGGTAAGCTTTACCTTTTGGGTGTAACCAGGCTGGATAAGACTTCCACCGTACTCTCCACGGAGATCCCTGCGTACTTCGAAACGGGCGATTCAGCCAGCGGTGAAAAGCGTGCGGATCAAAATGGAGCGTTACTCTCCTGGAAGTTTACCTGCGCGCACGATCCAATTGAGTATGCCGGCGCCGTTCCTTTAGTTGCTGCACCGTAATATGTCAAAGAGATCTTCCATAGTGCAGTCGTCAGACAAAGGGATTCTTCCTGAAGATGTGGCCGCCAAATATCAGATAGCGGATGGCAAGATGGCGAAGTTTTATTGTGCGCAATTTGGTCTGGTAGACCTTACAAAGATTTCGCTTGAGCGTGCCGCGCAGCTCGCCGATGCTGGCTATCTCGTTAAGAAAGAAGCCATAGAATAACGATAGGTTTAGGTTTAGGTTAGAAGGGTGCTCCGAAGGACGGAGCACCCTTTTTTTATGGGATAAACCCGTCCTAAAAGAGGGCATCAATTGCAGATAGTTTTACCACCATGATTGACATCGGAACGGTGCTGCTCAAGTTTGATGAAACCTACAACGAAGCTACGCTGCAGGTGAAGAACTTCGGCATTAAGTTCATCACTTCCGATGGCCGTCTGCGTACCATGCAGGCGCGCAAGAATGTAAAATCACCCAGGCAGATTCGCACCACGCCGGCCACCAGGTCGCGTGGCAAAGGCATGTTCAACCTGCAGCGCCATGGTACCATGCTGCTGCACGATTTGAATATCGGCGAACCGCGCACGGTAAAGGTATCGCAGATCTGCGCCTTCAGAGACTTCAATTCACCCGAGTGGCATAACGTACGACACTGATGACAGCACCAACCGACATAAAGAAAAAGCTCGGCCTGGAGCACATTGAGAACGGGATCTACTTCAGTTCGCTCACGGGTGGCATGTACGAAACCACCAAGAAGGAAGTGGAACCGGATGCCGAACGGATAAGCACTTATTCGAACGTTCCCTGGGCCCGGTGGGGCCACGACGACAACTACCCGCAACGATTAATCGATGCGGTAAAATCAGATCCGATTGCTTCTCTCCTGGAGAAGAAGATTGCCTTCCACTGGGGCCGTGGCATCATGTTCTATACCAAGGACGTGGATGCTCAGGGCAATGAGAAAATCACCATCGTGCCAGACAAGGATGTGCCGGCAGAGATCCGCGAATTTATGCGGATCAACAAGTGGAACAAGTTCATGCTGGGCATTATATCAGACAGCGAGTGGTGGCATTCATACTGCGTGCAGTACATTACCGATGGCACCGGCAAGATACTCCAGGTAAAATGGCAGCGCAGAAAGAACGTGCGTGCTGAGCTGCGCGATATCAATGACGGAGAGATCAAGAACTATTACCTGAGCGGCTACTTCGGCATAAAGGGTGCCCGTCCGGAAGGCGTCAACTCAGGCATATACGCCCACGACATCGTATCGATCGATAAGGATTACAATCCGGATCCGGCGTGGCATGGTATATCGCGCTGGCTGCACATCGCATCCAAGATACCACGGTGGATACTGGCCAACATCGACAACTCGATGAACATCAAGTATCACATCAAGATACCGTTCGATTATTTTTTGAAGCGCAACCCGGTAGAAGCCACCAACACCGATGCGGAGCGCAAGGCCGCCATTGAGGCCGACCAAGAAGACACATTCAAAAAAATGGATCAGTACCTGGCTGGTGAAAAGAATGTGCACAAAGCCTTCTATAGCCTGGTAACCGTGCTGGAAGACGGTAAGCCCGCTCCCGGATGGGAAATATTGCCCATTGAAAACAAGATCGAGCACGAAGCCTGGCTGCGCGCATACGGCACCGCGGCCATGGCCATGATCAGCGGTATCGGTTTAAGTCCGTCGATAGCGGGTACCATTCTGCCCAATGGCCTGGGCACCGGATCAGGCAGCGACTTGCGCGAGCAGTTCAACTTCTACATCCAGGTAATGACTTCCATTTCGCGCATGAACACTCTGGAGCCTTTCGAGATCATAAAGCACCGTAACGGATGGCCGGAAGATCTGTACATGGGCTACAAGGATGTGATACTACAGAGCACCGATCAAAACAAATCGGGCTTTGCACAAACCAACGAGCAAAGTCCCACAAGCGATAAGACACAAAAAGACCCGATGAGCGTATAATGGCACTGATCACCACCATAGCGGAATTCAAGAAGTACATCGCCATTGATGCCAACACAAAAATGGCGACACTTCAGCCCTACATCGATGAAGCAGAGCAGCTTTACATCAAGGATCTGCTGGGCACGGCATTCTACGACGAGTTTTTAGCGCTTTATACCGCCTCGGTAGATGTCGTTCCCGTGCCGCTCAATGCGGACAATGCTGCCCTCCTGCCCTACATTCAGCGCGCGCTGGCGTACTACACCCAGCTGATGGCCATTCCTCACCTGGCCGTAACCTTTGGTGACATGGGTATACGCCAGCACAGAGGCGAAGACAGCGACCCGGCACCGAGATGGCTGCAGGAAAAGCTGCAAATGCAGGCGCTTAAAAATGGCGACATCCACGCCGACAAGCTGCTGGAATTTCTGGAAGCAAATGCCACAGCGCTGAAGTACAACACCTGGTTTGCGTCGACTGCCAACACGAAAAACAGCGGCTACATTGTGTATGGTACCGCGGTGGCTTCAAAACACATTGACATAAGCTCGAGCCGTCGTGTATTCCTGCAGCTGCGCAATACCATTCGTGAGCTCGAGAAACGATCGGTGCCCAAGTTGATTGGTGCTGATCAGTACGATGAACTGAAGACGCAAATAGAAACCGGATCGGTAACAGCAGCCAGCCAGGCATTGATTGATCTGATCGAGCCGGTTGTGTGCAAGCGTGCTCTGTACATGCGCCTGCCCTTTATGCGGGTGGCAATATCAGCCGATGGCCTATGGCTTTACAGCGACGTAACCGAGCTGCGCTCAAAAGACTTCCTGGCACAAAAGGAAGACATCAAGTCGTTACGCTGCGAGCTGATGGATGGCGAGTTCGGCTACCTGCAGGATGAAGAAGCATTGCGCCAGTTCATCATCGCCAACATCGCCGACTATCCACTCATGGCAGACTCGCCGGTATACACCGTTCAGCCTGACCCGGGACCAACGTTCAAACCGAAGAACGATCCGAACAACAAACACTTCATCGTATGAACAACCTGTATTTCTACGAGTCGTTTGTGGTTTCCCTGTTCCTGGTTGAACTCATCGCTGCGATAATTTACTTCGCCTCTGTCTGGGTAAGGCAAGGCTATGCCGGCCACGACAATCAGCTCGACCTGTTTGAGACGGGCGTATACTATAAGCATGTCGTGGGTTTTTTGTTCGTGCTCATTGCGACGGGAATGATCTTCATCCCGCCGATTATCAACTACAGGTTTCCCGATGCCGCATGGTTGTTTCTGGGTGGAATTTTCGCGGCCATTATGGGAACTGAGGTCTACATGGATATAAAGAAGTCAATCTTCAAGAGTAAGCCTACAGCAGATGCGGAAACAACACAAGTATGAAAAATGGAATTCTTAATTGGGTTTATAGTTGGGTTGCTGGCGTGTATACCGGTCTACATTCTCACCAAAAGAAAGTCAGACCAGCGTCATGCCATGGAAATATTGAAGCTCAGGGAAGAGCACAGAATGGAATTCCAGGAACTGATCGCCAAGATCAATCACGAAGGTCCGATAAAGGAGGGAGTGAGCGCCGTTGGACTGATGAACCTTATTTTGTGGGCGATTCAAAATTCTATCAAAAACTTAGAAACGCTCTTCATCAACAAGGACTGGAATACCAGGGAAGTTATTACCGAACTGCAGCAGATCGTCATGGTGGAATTGCGATTGCTGTACAATAAGGTAAGCGACTTCCTGGAATCTATTCGAACGCATTTGAAGGACTACAACCACAGGCAGGAATGAGAGACAAGGTAAAAGTAATTTTGCGCGACGGCAGCGAAGTAACCCTCGGCGAGTGGCAGAAGATCTACGGCCTGCCCGTCGACTCAGATAAGATAGGTCGCCATTTCTCCATTACCGAAACCAGGTTCATCCAGGACATTACTACCTATGGCGAACTGATTGTTAACGAGCTGCTCATGATGGTGCTCGATGCCCTTCGTGAAGCAGTCAACAAGCCCATCAGAATAAACAGCTTCAACCGCAGCGAAGAACATCAGAAGGATCTGAAGAAACGAGGCTTCAAAACGGCTGCACATTCGCCACACGTAGCCAAGATGGCCGCCGATGTGGATACCGATTCAGAAGAACAAACGCGGGAGTGGGTAAAGTTTGTGAAGCAGGTGGCCAGCATCCTGAACATTAAAGTGCGCATAGGCTTCGAGCAATACCTTAAAGCAGGGCAAACCTTTATCCACATCGATGTGTGCCCGGAGTACTTTGCTCCAGGCCGTCCCTATCATACCATTAACCACCCGCATGTATGGGAATTAGTCATAACCTGGTAGCCAGCATTGTCATTGCCTTGATTGCACTGTCCAGCTGCAGCAAGCGTGTCATCACCAGCACCAGCGAGGTGAAAGACAGCGTGCGTGTGGAATATGTTCCCCGCGACGTGCCGGTCTATATTCCAGGCGATACGGTTACCGTTACCGACTGGATCGAGTGTGATTCGGTAACCAACAAACCAAAACCCATCACCATCAAAAAGAAGGCCGGCAGGACTACACTTAACTTAAAAGTGAAGTCCACCGGGCAGCTCAGTGCGTCCAGCAGCTGCGACAGCCTTACCCAGATCATTACCGTGCTCGACAAGGAAGTGTTCAGGCTTCGACACGAGAAAGTGGTTAAGACTGAGCCAATCTATAAGACCCGGAAAATTGACAAGATATGCCGGTGGTTCAGTGGCGTAGTGTTACTGCTCATCATCATCTATATAATTCTAAGAGTTAAGAAACTGCTATGGTTCTGATGGAAAAATACATGCCTCCGGAAGTAGTGGATCAAGACGCGCTGCGCGCCTGGCGTGATAGCATAAAGAAGCATGAGGCTGATCATTGCCCGGAAGAAGTAAAAAGCTTCATTACAGCGCTCGCCAAAAAACTGCCGGACTTCGGGCAGATAGGCAAGTTCACGACCGTCATTAGCGGCTATGAACTATTGCTATCAGGGATGAAGCATTTTAACGGCGAGAAGATCTATCCCTGGGAGGTTTATCGCCTGCCGGTGCCGCACATGGTAGCGGTGGATCACGAGACAGCCATGCACCGCATCTTCCATCGCCGCGGCAAACAAGGGCTGATTGACTATTGCAAGGCCCGGGTGAAGGGCACGGAGCTGGAGCGCCTGATGGACATACTGTACGTGCATGTGTTCAAACAGGAGCACGAAGAATTTAAAAAGGTACTGGCCGAAATAAACCAGGCGAAGCAGCTTGATACCCCAGTTGAAATATGACCAAAGAGTATACCGTAAGCGAATTGTTCTACACACAATGGAAGGACCTGAATGACCTTAAACACATTCAGGCCTATACGCTGCACCAGCATGCGCAATCGCTGGGTATAGACCACAAGGATTATGGCTTTGCGCTCATTGCCTGCATGCGCGTGCTGCGCCGGCGCCCGCTGTTGGTAGACAGGCTGAACGAGAAACAAGCGGTAGACATCTTCAACGATCTGGCCTTTCTGAATGAGCCATGGTACTACTTTCCGGAGCTTAGCAAGTATGGAGCATTGCTGCATACCCGTCCGGATGAAAAGATGGCGCGAAGCTCGTTCGATCAGTTCATCTATGCCGATAATGAGTTCAGTGGGTTTTTGGCGACAGACAAAGACCACAATCTGTTTCTGCGCCGGCTGGCCGTAACACTCTACCGACCCGAAGGCGAAACAATATTCGATAAAGAGACCGTCGAAGAACGCGCCGCACAGCTCGGGAAAATTAAATCAGATGAATTCGACGCGCTGCTGCAGCTGGTATTCTACACCTATGGCCACGTGCGTAATGCCGTAATGACGCGCTGCAAGACACTACTGCCGCCAGCACCCGCGCACGACGATATAATCGTCCTTATACATCCAGGCGATCGCATAAAAATGAAAGCAGAAGCCACAACGCACCGGTGCCATGTGGTACAACATAAAGCACCAGGCCGCAAAGACGCTGGTTTTTGGCGACTTCGAAAACGTAGGCCGCACCAACATGTACTATGTGCTCGATCACCTGGAAATACTTTGTAAGGAAAAGGAGGAACAGCGCCGTGCCAAACATTAAACTAACCAACCTGGCCGCATACCGTGCCTACTTTCAGGCCATCGCCACAAGCCATGTAGACATTGATGGCTATAAGTGGGGCGATGCCGACGTGGTGCGCAACGACAACCGCAGCGACATTACTTCACGCTTTCTGTGGGCCATGCCTTACAACAATTCCCGCTATGGCGACAAGTACAGCGACAACGTACACAAGACTAAGCAGGCACGCGTGGCCTATATGATCGTACCTGACAGTGAGAAATTCAGCGATGAAGATACCGCCTTCGATTTCTGCGAAGCTGTAATTGAACAGATCATGGCCAAGCTGCTGCTGGATAAGCGCGGCAAGGATGTAGCCGGCACCTGGGAAATGATTTTAAGCGATATCAACAGCTGGACCGGCGGCCCGGTGGAGAAGACGATAGGCAGCACGAAGTACATAGGCTGGGAGCTTCAGATAAACTTTATGGACAACACAAACCTGTCGTACGACGACAGCAAATGGGCCTGATCTATGCCAAAGACAATAGTAAGCGCAAACCTGAATGTGTACGGCAATGCCGGTCAGTTTGAAACCGACCGCTCTACGTGGGGTTATGCCGATACGTCGTCCACCACCAGTGTAAGATCCGGCGTACAAAAAAACGCAGGCCTGTACAGTGCACTCATCACCAAAGCGCTCTTCACCGACTCACTGCTCATTCCCTTCTCTTTTCCTGGAACCATTGGCAAGCTTTATCTCATAAAGGCCAAGGTATTTGTGCCATCGGCCACGCCTATCGGTCTGGACGCCGACGAGCTTACCTTTACGGCCAGCCTGGACAACCTGCTGTTTGGACTCACAGAAATTGAGCATACCAACATAGCAGTGCTCGATGCCGAAGACGGTTGGTTTGATGTTGAAATAAGCGTGCAGGCTACATCGGCACCGCTGGGCGTTAACTACGAAGGCTGGCTGCGCAACGAGGGCACCGGTATTGCAGGTGGAAAGGTATACGTGGATCAGCTCGAGGTCTATGAATATATCGGCACATCAGATCCAGATCCGGAGCCAGAGCCGGAGCCGGACGAGACCGACTCAGTATTCCATTCAAAGAACCCCATCACGCTGGCTAAGACCGCCACACCTGGCTGGGATGCCCTGGTAAACTTTCGCCTTTACAACGACATACGCGTGGAAGACGAAGCCGACAGCAGCGTGTACAACTCCAAGCTGAAGGTGGAGCTGCCGCCGGATGCCGATGGCAACGTAACGTTCTACCTCAATGAAGCCTTCCGCGATGCCTTTACGCTCACGCCGCCAACGCTCAATGCCAATACCATCGAAAGGCTTACCGATCGCATCAAGAGATTCAAGAGCTTTACCGGCGAACTACAGAACACGGAAGTAACGCCGGCAGTGCTCGACGAGAGCGGCGCCAACCTGGTGCTGTTCGGTGGCATCGATAAATTCAACTGGCCAACGCTGGCCTATTTAACGACGTACCTGGTAGCCAACAAAAAGTTTCTTACCTGGGCCCCTGTAGAAAAGTATGTAGACCGCCTGCAGGAAGACTACCTTAATTTCTGGGTGTACGATGCCGCCATTGCCACACTAAAACTTCAGATTAAGGCATACTACGATGACGACACAGACGAGACAGCCATTGCCACTTCGGTATCGCCTGTAGCCTACAGGTCGCTGTACCAGGTACCGGCCGGTCCGGTAAACTCCGGGGCCACGCTCATTAACCCGGCTAAGAACCTGGTGAAGTACGAGCTCTCCATACTCGACCAGGACGATGCCGCCATCAGCGAGGTACGCACTTATTATGTGCTGGCCGTGCGCAAGCCGCTTACCCGGTTCTTTATGTTTCTCAACAGCCTTGGCGCGTTCGAAGTACTGCGCTTCGATGGCCAGGCCGAAAGCACTACCGAGTTTGGCCGCGAAGTAGTGCAGCGCTTTTTGCCGCACAACTATGCCCCGCTCGACGGCGAGTTTGTGAGCAACAACAACGTAATGCTGCCCAAAATAAACTACAGCAGCGGCTACATTAAAGACCGGCTGGCCAAAGCATGGCACGAATACATGCAGGACTTTCTCAACACGTCGCGCCTGTACGACGTAACCGACGGCCGGCGGATTCCGCTGAACATCATCAACGGCAACTGGACCTACACCGACCAGGACTACGAGCGTTTCATCCGCTTCGACGTGAAGCCGGCGTACGACAATCAATCATTTACCCCAAACACTATTTAACTATGAGCATCGAGTTGGAGAACCCTAAAACAGTATTTGAAAAAATTGATGCGGCTGCAAATTTTGTTGAGCAAATGATGCTATCGCATATGATAAAGGACGAAGAAACATTTAAGAAAGCGCATAAGAAGGCAGGCGAACTGTTGTTCAATGCAATGCGCCAAATTGAGGAAGAGAATGTATGATAGGTATTCTGCTAGACGGCGAAACGGAATTCCTTGAAACGGAACCGGGCACATCCATTAATATCAAGCTGGAGAGTCCGATCTTTGGCGATGGCGAACGGCTAAGTCCAGGATCTTACTCGCTGCCTTTCACCATACCCATCGGCGACCGTAGTCCGTCGAACGCATCCAAGATCAAGAACCCTGACGTGATTGAGAACAACGAGGCATATCAGCTGCAGAAGGCCACGCTTTTTGCATCATCCGAAGTGCCTGCGCCTATACCATTCAAGAAAGGAAATCTGAAGGCTAAGAATGCAGGGGACGACAAAGCATCAGCGTACTTCACCTTCGGATTAAACAGCCTGAATGAAAACTTCAAAACTGCCAAGCTGCGCAAGGTTGTGGCAGAGAACATTGTAATAGGCGGAACAGACATCACGAAGAAAATCTACATCCAGAACAACAGTGGGAGCAATTGGAATATCACCGTGAATGGTAAAGCTTATACAGGCTCAGATATCTTCACCCTGCGCAATGCGATTAACGACGACTTTGCCGCTGGTCTTGATTCCGGACAGTATCTCCCACACTGCGATGTTACACTTGCCGGCGCCACGCCAAGCGGATTGATTGTCGGCGATTTCATCACCATAAAACTACAAGTCCTGTATACCGGCATGTTCGGTGTCGGGCAGGATTCCGTTGATCCACTGCAGGAATTGTCCGCGACGACAGATGAAGCTGATTATCTCTTTGAAGGCGACTTGGGAACCTACCAGGCAGAGTTTGATACATTCATGGCGCTCTACAACAATACGCCATATCCTAATGATAAGCTCCGGTTTCCGGTGCTGTTTAATGGCGATCCCCACGGCGAAGTCTTGAAGGATGGCGAGATTGTAAACGGCGTTAATTCTACGGGGCTGATTCAAAATGAATTCAATTGGGGCCTTGAGAACAGCAGGCCTTTGGAAATCAAAAACTATAACTCCATTCAGCCATTTTTAAGACGAAAGTGGATCCTGGATAAGATCGCCGAAACATTCGGCTTCGTCTGGGAGGGCGATTTCTATGATCATGCTGACGTAGATAACATGCTGGAATGGAATACCGCCGGCCTGGACGTTCCTCAGCTTTTCATAGGTGCTAAAAAGTTTGTGTTCTGGAAGCGAAGCTTCAATCTGAGTGAATTGGTGCCCGATATCACCGTAGTGGAATACCTTAAACGCCTTGGCAATCGGTATAATTTGGCTATATACGAAAACGAGCAAACAAAGAAAGTGCGCATTGCATTTCGTGAGTCGATAGCAAAAAGCCTTATATATGATGACATCACCGCAATCTCCTCTCCTCGCAAGAATACTGAGCCTCTGCAAATAGCTGGCTTTACGCTATCCCTCAAAAAAGATGATACCGACACCACTACATCAGACGAAAGTGTGATTGTTGGTACTTCGGAGGAAACGGTCGAGATGGAATGTGGCCGGCTCTTTCAACAAGCATCTACGATCATTGAGCTAAGGACCGTCTCCGGGCCCAGGGTAATACAGAAATTCGGCGAGAATGGAATGATGCGCACATTCTACTATCAGGACATTGTGGACGTAGCTGCCTTCACGTATCCATCGGCTGGGATTAACGGCGCGACTATCTATGAAGGCCTGAACGACTTCATTCTGCTCATTGGTTTGTACAACGTGTTCTGGAAATACTGGATGCACTACCGACGTAACAATAGTGCCGGCATTTGCTTTTCGTAACCTGCTGAACTTCGACTGGTCACTCAAACGAAGGTTTAACAGGGTGAACTACCTGGTGAAATCCATCGATATGACCATCACCAACAACACGGTAAGAGTAAACAGTGCTGAGCTTTACACCCAACAATAATGTATAGCCCACACCTGGTCGACACACTTAATAACATTGCCAACCGGTACCGGCCGCTGATACAGAAGTCCATTCAAGATGTACTTAATCAGCCGCGCTTCAGAAACACCGGCGCCGGCGTGGCCAGCGTAACCGTGGACGTCGTGCCCGGAGACACCAACAAAGCACCGGCAATAAAAATAGATTTCGACGACCATCTGATCTTCCTGAACCAGCGCAAAATCCAGTGGACCAGGTTGCCAGACATGAAGGAAATGATTGCCTGGGCCGAGACCAAACGAAGCGACGAGAAGGAAGCCAGGCAGCTGGCCTGGGCAACGGCCTGGGACAAGAAGAAGAACGACACCTGGAAGCCCAAACTATGGCGAAAGAAAAGCCTGAGCGCCGTACTGAAGGAAATGAATGCATTTATACTGGCCGAGTTCGACAAGGCCATTGAAGAAGATTTACAGATGGCAACAAAAGTGTAACCCATGGCAGAGATCGTAGTAAAACTCGTGAACGGCGAGCTGGCCGGAAAGACCATGCAACAGATTAACAAGGACGTTAACGCTGCAGCACTGGCATTGAAGAAAGCTGAAGTGGGTACGAAGGCATGGGTGGATGCTAACAAAAAGCTGGAAGACACAAAGAAGGTGCAGGGCGATTTGAAAAAACAAATTGAAGGCACTACCAGCGCGAGCAACATTCTGAAAGATGCCTGGAACAAGCTGCCAGGTGCTCAGTTCTTCAATCAGATAAGCCAGTCGATGGGTATGGCCAAGACAGGAGTTGGTGGCTTGGTCTCTTCCATGGGAGTGCTGAAGACCGCTATTGTCGCCACCGGCATTGGCGCGCTCGTACTAATTATTACATCGCTGGTGGCGTGGTTTAAGAAAACCGATGAAGGAGCAACCAAGCTCGATGGTATATTCAGGGCCATTGGCCAGACGGTGGATGTCTTAATGAATCGACTGATAAACCTTGGAAGTTCTCTCAGGTCATTATTTTCCAACCCTAAGCAATTTTTTCAAGGCCTGTTTGCTGATATCAAGGAAGGCATTGAGCTTGGCCAGGAGCTTGCTGACACGTTCGATAACCTGGATCAGGCACGGCGCGATATGGAGCTCGCCGATGCGCAGCAGCAAAATAATATTGACAAGCTGTTGCTTCAGTCAAAAAATGTCGGGTTGAGCTATAAAGAACGCCTCGACGCCTTGAAGGCTGTTGATACTATTGAGCAGCAGAACTATCAGACCAAGCTGAAATACTCTCAGGACTTCCTGGCAGCAGTAAACAAGGAAACCGAATTCCAGCAAAAACAGGGAACGATATCGGACGAGCAGCTTGACAAGCAAAATGAAGCCAGAATAGCATTGCTCAAAGTTCAGAATGAGAGTATTGTTCTCCAGGAGAAAATTGCCAATCGCCGTGCCTTGATAACCGAAGAGCAGGAGGCTGAGAACAATCGAATAGCTGCCGCCGAGAAAAAACGCCGTGATGACCTGGATAAGGATGCAGAGAAGCGGGCAAAAGATAATGAAGCAGCCATCAAAAATACGGAGGATTTGAAGCTCCAGCTCATGGATGAGGGCACTGCGAAGCAGATCGCCCAAATTGAGCTGGATACGCAGCGCAAGATAAGTGCTCTTGTTGGAAGCGAGGCTCAGATAACTGAGCAAACCCTTCTCCTGGTGCAAGATCGTGAAACGCAGATACAGGCGGTGAAGGATAAATTTGCGGCTGATCAGCTCGTGAAGGATCAAAAGGCTCTTGCCGAAGCGAACGAGCTTGCATTAGCAACTTCACAGAATGCGCTGAGTGAGCAGCTTTTATCGAGGCAAATTACTGAACAGGAATTCGCGGATCTCTCGGCGCAAAATGCCCTCCAGTTTCAGAAACAAAAACTTGATTTAATTCGCGCTGCCCACGGCGAAGAGAGTGCCGAATATCAAAGGGCAAATGCTGAGTACCTGCAAATGCAGCAGGCTGCTTCCGACCAGGCAGTGGCCATTAAGGAAATGGAGATCAAGGACCAGCTGGCAGCCATGCAGGGTGCCCTGGGAACTTTTGGAAACTTCTTCAATACACTGGCAGGCATGCAGCAGCAGGGTACGGCGCAATGGAAAGCCTTTGCCACAACAGCTGCGATTCTTTCAACGATACAGGGAGCAGTTAACGCCTATACCAGCACAGCGGCCATTCCGATAGTGGGTAGTGTGCTGGCACCTATCGCAGCTGGATTGGCCCTTGCCGCCGGATATGCCAATGTCAGGAGGATTCAAAATACGCAGGTACAACCGCCGACGAAGAAAGCGAAAGGAGGAGTGCTACGTGGTCCAAGCCATGCACAGGGCGGTATTCCGATCGAGGCTGAAGGCGATGAAATTGTGCTGACAAAAGGCGTGTATAGAAACCGTCGATTGCGCCAGATGGCGAGCGAACTCAACGCTGCCGGTGGCGGGATCAGATTTGAGGCTGGTGGACCTGTTAACCCATTCCCAGACAGAAACCCGATTGCCAGAGGCGCAACCAATGCCGTCGCATCGCCATCGGTGCAGGAAAAGCCTGCGTGGGTGGATGAACTCATCGCTGCCCAGGATCGTCGAATAGATCGCATTAAGGTGATTAATGTCGTGAGTGAGACAGACGACGGCATTAAGACGTTGAATGACGTGTAGTCAGTGCCATACTCCTTATTCATTTGACTAACTAGCTCGTAGTCTCTTTCTGACATGAAGTTTAGAAATTCAGTTGTCCCAGAAAAATGAATATTCTGACCGGTTGAATCAACAACGTAAAGCTGAACTAAATGAATGGGTCCTTTTACGTTAAACTCTCCTATTTTCTTATTGGCCATGTACTTGTCACTCTTCGCCAAAAGGTCTAAGGAGATTTCAAAATAGTCATCCTTCATGGCATAAATTGAATCTCTGCGCGCGATTGTTCCACTTGAATCATATCCAGTCATTTTGTTAATAAGCAATTTTGGATAAATGATTTCTGGTGGTGATGTGTTCTCCACTGATTTGCTATCGGTTGACGAGCCACTGCATGCAAGCATTAACACGGCTATCTGGATCAAAAATATCTTTGGTGTCATGTAAAAATCTATTTTTTTGAAGCTTGAATCATGGCAATGTTTCTGGCCAAGTCGTCTGACTTCTCCCGTTTTTCAATACTATCAATCTGCTGATAAATCAAAGCATTGTACCTTGCCACACGTCCGGAGATCATGAACAATTCTATAAAGGCCCAAATGCCCAATCCTCCGAGTGTAAGCCAGAATAAGAATTGCAATCCCCATTTTCCCAAATAGGCTAAATGGGCTCCTAACAGAAACCAGAAGAGGAAGGCTGTCCCCGTTGACTTGATTTTGCCTTGTAATTCGTACTTGTTCATAATAGAGAGGGTTTAGGTTTTTAGAATATCTTATATGTCAATCCCAATTGAATGTTATAATCGAAAAAGCTTTGCTGATGATCGATTGCGCCTACGTATCTGGCCTGAATTCCGATCCGGTCAAATGAATACCCAAGACCGCCAACATAACTGAATCTGAATAGTTTTTCGCTATCGATTTTTTCTCCTTCAAACCGGAAGCCTAAGTCATTGCCAATTTCAGGACCGATGATAAAATGGAAACCGGTATTTGGAATATACAGATTGACTCCCATGGTAAAATTGATGCTGTAAACAGCCAGCGTCTGATCTTCGACGGTGAGCCGTTGGTTCAGGAAATGAAGATCTCCCATCACGGTAAGCACTTCATTGATTTTGTCCTGGTACAATAGCCCAGCATAATACCCTAGGCTCTTTCCAAAGTCAGGATCAATATTTTTAATATCTGAATATGCTGTTCCAGCCTTTATCGATAGCGATTTTTGAGCAGTTGTGCCGGATAATGCGATGCAAAGAATGATCGCAACAAAAAGGATTCTCATAACGGTATTTTTAAATGGCTAGTGAATGTCCATTTTTTTAGCGACTAAGGCAAATAACCCATCCTAAAAATGGCGACACGATGTCGCCATTTTTGGTTTATGGATGCTCTATATCTGCTTGTTTACGCCTACATCTTCGGTGCCATTGCCGCGCTCCTGGTCATTGCCATGATCAATGCCGGAAGTGTAGATGGCCTTCTGCCGCCAAACCTTGCATACTATTCATGGGCTTTTAACCTGGTTGTAGTCTGCATTTTCGTCGCTGTGCTCATCAAAATACGGCGCCGATGAAACTGAATGTAACTAAGGTATTGGCCACTGAAGAAGAACGCAAGGCTAGGCCGGTGCCAGTGCCAAAGGTGAAGGTGAGAAGTAAGGACGGCTCAGTCGCCAGGAAGCCAGTACAATTGCTTCCATCAGATCTTGAGTTTGTTGAACGTGTAGAAATACCCTCCAAATGGACAGATAAAGAAAGGCTTTTAGATGAGCTGAATGCTGAGCGCATTCGCGTGTTGAAGGACCGTAGCGTACTTAGCTCACAGATCTGGAAATTGGTCGCCGAAATTGAGGCCAAGCTGCGCAAAGAAAACCCGGGCATGGTCAATGCCTTCCTGGAAGGCGAGCTACCCGTGCCGGAGCTGGCGGATCATGCTGCCAAGATCGAAGCGCTTACCGACCAGGGCGCAAAGCTGTTTGATGATATCCGGTATGTCGAGCAGCATGGAAAATTACCTAATCGTGTAGAATCTATTCCTGCGCAAAATATGTCTGGCGATGTCAAGGCCATACAGTATGAGATCCGGAGGCTGGGCGATCGCGTATGCAAAACGCTGAAGAAGATTCGAATCAACAGGGCCAAAAACCCTGCACGCATTGCCACATGGCATGAGAAAGTGGCGTTCGATGAAGCGCTGATCATTGATCTTAAGCACAAGGTTAAAAAACTGCAATATGAAGCAAGAACAGAGCGCGCTGGTGAGTGAAAAGTATGATAAGCTGCCCAAGGCAGACAAGCGTACGGCGGATGGTATCTTCGATCGCATCTATAAATACTACCATAACAACAAAACGCGCATTGAGCTAACGGCAGAAGAGATTGGGATCCGGGAGCGGTGGGAAAAGGCCTGGTTTCTGTTGTGCCGGCATCGAACGAGAAAACAGGTAGTCGAATTGTTGGTAAAGCTCTTTAACGTGTCGCAGGCAGTTGCCTACGATGATGTGCGTCATTGCATGAACCTGTTTAGTAACCCCCAGGAAGATATGAAGGCCGCCAAGCGTACGATCGCGGAGACTATGGCTTTAAATGGTGCGGATAGATGCTGGAAAAGCAACGACATGGAAGGGTATTATAAATTCAACTGCAGAGCGATGAAGGCAACGGCATAGGTGAAATGTTGAAAAACCTGAAGCCTCACCAGGTCATTATCGTCTCGAGCGAAGCCGAACTCGAGGCCCAGGCTAACGCACTGCAAAAAGAGCTGATTGAAGACATCGAACACACCGAACCGGAATGAGCAGGCTATTCTATTGCAAGAAATGTGGCGTGTTTTACGTGCGTGAATGTAACTGCGGAAAGGCATGAAGGTACAACCTGTAAAAATAGAGCGGTATCTTAATCCGGTGGCCCAGCAACATCTTATCAGCTCGGCGCCATACAATACTCTCATTGCCGGTCGCGCATTTGGAAAGAGCTTCACGAATGGATTAAAGCAAGCCAAAAAACTCGCACTAATGCCTCGAAGCCTTGGCCTGTTTACGTCGCCAACATACCAAATGATTTACACCAAGACGCTCATACCCATGAAGGCAGCGTGGGAGCAGCATATGAGATACATTGAGGGCATCCACTACGTTGTCGGAAAAGTCCCTCCTAAATACTTCGAAAAGCCTTGGCACAAGCCGCATCGATATGAAAATGTGGTTACTTTTTGGAATGGGAGAACCATTCTGTTCGGATCATTTGATCGTCCCGCTCTTCTCTCCGGGGGATCGTACGACGATGTTGATACAGACGAGGCCTACATGATCAACAAGGAAGATTATGACAATTATGTCATTCCTACCGTGAGGGGTACGCACCCGTCTTTTAAGCGTTGTCCCATACACCTGCAGCAGTCATTTACGAGCAGCATGCCCTACAGAAACCAAGGTGATTGGCTACTAGATATGCAGGGTAAGGCAAAGCAGAATCCAAAGATGTATGCCTTCCATGGATGGGAGCCAAACGCCAAAGTGCAGAAAGGATCTACCTGGATGAACCGTCACGTTCTGGGTGACAAGGCTATACAACAGATGATCGCTGAAATGGGATTACACGCCGTTATTGTCATGATCGATAATCAGCAGCTCACCAATTATGGTAACACCTTCTACCCTGCCCTGGGCCCAAAGCATTGGTACATACCCAAAGCGAACGATAAGGTAATAAGCCAACCAATCAACAGTCTACAGACAAAGCGCGATGCCTCATTCGATGAGGGGCCAGATGACTATAACCCGGATGTGGCACTCAATATCTCCCACGACTTTGGTAAGTTCAATTGTATCTGGATCGACCAGGAATACCCAAAGGAGATACGCTTCATCAATGCCATGCATACATACAATGGTGGTGAGGATCCCAAGGATATCGATGACCTGGCCGATGACTTCTGTGAGTACTACCGCATGCATAGAAGGAAGATTGTATACCAATGGGGAGACAAGAGCGGCAACAATGCAACGGCCAACTCAAAGAAGAACTTCTTCGAACAGTTCGCGGATAGGCTAAGGCATAGCGACTGGCGTGTCATTAGGAAGAAGACAGGAGATGTAGAACACCTGGAACGCCATCGCTTTATCGGTAGGCTACATCGAGGCGAGGATCCACGCCTGCCTATTATCAGGCACAATGCAACCAACTGCGCAGATGCCAGGATATCCCTCGAGGCCGCTGGCATGAAAAAGGATAAGAAGGACAAGAGCACTGAGCAGGATCCCAACGTCAAACCGCAACACGCACTCAGACGCATACGACTACCGATTGTATCATGGCCTGCAGCATAAGGAAAAGGAAAGCAACGTCGATGCTTATTCAACTAGCTTGGGCTGAATCAAATTCATATTTCCGTTAAAATTCGAATTGGCGACCGCCAAAATTCTTAAGGCCTTCGGGCATCACTATGGACATGTATATATTGTTTGCCGGCCAGCCTGATAACATTTGACTGATCATCAATCAGGTATGCGGTTTTTCGTCGGAAATCTTTGGTTCAAATCTGGCCTTCTTTGCCTCTATCAATTGTTTGACGCTGGTATGAACGTACTCCATGCTGGTTTTGACGCTGCTGTGCCCCATCATTTTCTGGAGTGATACTACATCGCCGCCTTCAGCAATGAAGCTGCCAAATGTATGCCGGCTGGTGTGGTAGGTCACATTCTTTTTAATGACCAGGT